AGGTCTGACTGAACTGAGACTGGGTGCTATCGGTGGTCAGGTTGGTGAGGCAGTTAACGAGTTCTCCTCTGATGAAACTCTGGGTGGCGACTCTAACACCGCATGTCCTACTGAGAAAGCGACTCGTGGATTCCTGACTCGCGGTAAGATGGATAACACGAGCGGTATCCTCGTTCCTCCTCGTGGTCCTCAATCTGGTCGCCCAACTGGTGTTGACCTCCTGGAAGGTGGTCTCCGCTATGATACCGACTCTGATGGTTTCGAGTACTACAACGGATCTACTTGGTTACCCGTTGGTTCTTACCAGAATGTTGATGCTACTAGTAACATCACCGCTTCTAACAAGCAGCAAATCTTCTGCAATACCTCTGGCGGTGCATTTACAGTTACTCTTCCTGCTGCCCCTGTCAAGGGCGACTCGATTAGAATCTTCGATGTTGCCAATACATTCGATACTCAAAACCTGACGGTCGCTAGAAATGGCAACCCAATCATGGGCGACGCTGCTAACCTGACAGTATCCACTGAGGGTGCTGCCTTTGAATTAGTCTTCTATGATGGCACAAGAGGTTGGAGAATCATCACCGTCTGATTCTTCTATATACTTCTGGGAGGGGGAGCAATCCCCCTCTTTTTTATTAGAGAGATTAAAATGATTGAAGTCATTGATGACTATCTGCCCGAAGATTTATTTAATTATCTACGAGATGTTGTAACATGTGAAATGTTTCCATGGTTTTATAATAAAAGTTCTGTGAGTGATGACAATATTTCACAGTTCATTCATATGTTGTACTGTAATCATGCACCATCTTCTCCAGTATGGGATGACTTAAAACCAGTAGTAGAATATTTTAACCCCACCTCACTGTTTAGGGTTAAGTTCAATGCCACTCCTAGGTTTTCTGAACTACTAGAAAAACCTTTACACTATGATTGGATTGGACATGATGGATCTTTAGATCCAAATCTAAAAGTATGTCTGCTATATATTAATACTAATGATGGATATACTTACTTTGAGTCTGGAGAAAAGATTGAATCAAAAGAAAATCGTGCAGTCTTTTTTCCTGGAGATTTAAAGCACTCAGGAACAAACTGCACGGATGCTGATGTGAGACTTGTGATGAACATTAATTATTACAATGCCTAAATAGTAAAAGATCGACACCATTAGATGAAGCATAATGGCTAATTATCAAAGTTATAAAAAGATTCAGGGGGATCAGGCGATTGTCGCTAACTCGATCACCGCATCGCAGACAACTGGTCTTTCTCAGGGAAAGGCATTTCAATTTTATGTTTATGATACCGACATCACTACCGTAGAAAACGGTGGTAGATGTTGCCTTTGGACTGTTCCTGCTGGAACTACGATGATTCGCTTTGAGGCAACTGGTGGTGGAGGATCTGGTAGTATTGGTGCCTGCTGTTCCAATGGTATTCCTGGCGGCACTGGTGCATATGCAGTAAAGACTTTATGCTCTGGTCAATTTACTCCTGGTTCCACATCATATACTATCTGCGCTGGTGGTAGCACCAGATGCTCCTGCTGCAGACAGTGTACTGCTTGTGCTTGCTGTGGTGTAAGAGGATGTAGATCCTTCGTTACTGGCACCAGCATGTCTAACTTCTGTGCAGAAGGTGGTTCTCATGGATGGCACCAGTGTACTGGTGGATGTCACTCCTGCTCTCAGCAGAGACAATGGGTTAACGCTTGCTGGGGAACCTGCGCTTGCTACCGTGATGCAGACTTCGGTATCATGGGTAACCAGGCATCGAGACAGAACAACAATGAGTGTCGCGGCGACTGGTGGCAATACTCTGCTAGCACCGTTGGTCCTTGGGGCGGCGGCGCTGGTCAGAAAGGCACTGACCAGTGTACTGGACAACCTTGGTTCCAAGGATGCTGCCTTGGTCACCCTGTGTTCCCTGGTGGTGGTGGATTCGCTCCCTTTACCGATGGCAGCTGCTGCTGGGGCGGTTGGGGTTATGGCGGATTAGTCGTCGTATCTTACTGGCAATAATAGGGAGGATTAAATCAAATGCCACACCAACATCACGATCACGCGGCAAACCCAAACATCGAAAAGACTTTCTTGTTCCCTGTTCCTACAGAACTGTGGAGTCAGGATGCTGATCCCGATGAGGTAGGAATTGCCACATACTCTGGTCCTAGATATCTTGTAACAAGATGGGATCCTGAGAAGCCAGGTGTACTGGATGAGGTTGCACCTCAAGGTTGTTCTGATTGTCAGAGACCTGCTCGTTATGGATGTGTCGAAGTAGTTCTCGATGCAGAACAGATGCCTCTTCACGCTCTTGTCTTTGTCGGAAATAAATACGACGAGGATGGATGCTGCAGTCCTTGTGCAGAAAAGATTGAGTGTGTCTGTGGTGATCCAGAAGCACTGAACCCACTGATTGCAGATCCATATCATTACACTGAGGTCTTCAACCTGAGATCATTCTATTATGATACTGAAGCAGGTGATTGGGCTGATATTGAGTTCAAAGTAGACCACCCCGATTCTGTGTTCCCAGATGATGAGGGATGCTCTCAGGGTTGGTTAAATGTTAGACACACCAGAAACAAGATGCTCACGATGAGCGATAAGTATGTTGCTGGATATCTGAGCGACGAGAAACGCGCAGAGTGGGAAGCTTATCGTCAGAGGTTGAGAGACATTCCTCAGAGCTGGGCAGATGTAGGTGACCATACCTCACTGATCTGTTGGCCAGAGATGCCAACAGATGAGAATCATGTCCCTGCCCCCATGCCACCCAATCCAGATGGGGATGCGAGACCAGATGCTGCTCCACTAGTAAATGACCCACCAGGCAGAGGTGCCTGATAACCAAGGCAGGGTTTACACCCTGCCTTTTTTAATGTATAATTACCTGTAACCCGAAAAAATTTTCCAGAAATTTTTTGACTCTACAGGATCGATATGAATATTGATAAAGAATCTATAACTTGGGGTCCTCTTATGCAGAGGATGAAATTGGATTCATCTATTATTGATTTCTTATGGGAAGGTGCTAATAATGTTAGGGGTGTTGAAGTATTTAATGCTGAGCATCTGTTAGCAGCTGGTATGCATGATGAGTGGTCTTTTAGTCCAGCAGCACTCGTAGACTTCTCTGAACTTATTAAACCCTATGTGGGATCTTATTGTGAGGATCTCTCAAAGCATATCTCTAGACCTGTACCTCATAACTTTCACCTTCATGCATTGTGGGTAAATTTTCAAAAGTGTGGTGATCATAATCCCTTGCATGATCACAGTGGTGATCTAAGTTTTGTTATCTATCTACAGATACCAGAAGAACTTAAGACTGAAAAAGAAGTTCTTGGGTACAAGGGTCAGTGTCCTACTCCTGGATCTATTACTTTTGTGCATGGAGATACACGCCCACCTTTTTATGAGGCGAGAAAGTTCTATCTTCCTGAAGTTGGAGACATGTTTATCTTCCCTTCATGCTTATTCCACACGGTCAGTCCGTTCAGAACCGAGGGTGTGACTAGAGTTTCAGTCTCTGGCAATCTCTCATTCACTGCCTAAATAACTCGTTGATAAAATTTTTATGAGACCAAAAGCATTTTTCATTAATGGTGGAGCTGGCAGAGTAATTTGTTCCATCCCTGCATTTGAAAAGTATGCAGAATCGCATGATGATTTTATCATCGTGTGTGAGGGTGGCATGAACTTCTTCAAAGGTCATCCAGTTCTCCACAAGTATGCCTTTGATAACTGGCATAAGAATCTTTTTGAAGATTACATCAAAGATCGTGACTGCGTAAGTCCAGAACCATACAGACAGTGGCACTACTACAATCAGAAGTGTACCATTGCTCAGGCATTTGATATGGAGATCAATGGGTTATCTGAACCTAGAGAACTCCCTGCACCTACTATCAGACTCGCAAAGTCTGAGGCAATTGCTGCTATCAATACTGTAGAAGAAGTAAAGCAAAAGACTGGTAAAGATAAAGTCATTGTCATTCAACCCTTTGGTAGAGGTGCTGAAGTTCAGGGTGACTTTATTATCGATCCTTCTTCTAGAAGTTTCCATCAGAGTTATATCGTAGACATCATTAACGATCTTAGAAAAGATTATGGTGTCATCATGATGTCAGAGTTTCAGTTTCCTTATGGGGATGCTGAAAAGAATCCTATCGCTTGGCCTCAGGCAGACATTCGTGTATGGGCAGGCATCATTGGATCTTCTGATCACTTCTTAGGTTGTGACTCTGTTGGTCAACACATTGCAAAGTCTGTGGGTAAGACAGTGACTGCCGTTATTGGATCTACTTATCCTGAGAACATTTCCTATGTTGGTGATAAGGACTTTGATATCATCGACCTTGGTGAAGGTAAGAGAACCTTCTCTCCCATTAGATTGACAATGGAAGACTACCAGGATATGATGAATGATGAGTGTATGGAAATGACCCAGAATGATATTCAAAAGGTAGTGACATCTTGTAGAAAGAGACTTGGAAAGAGTAAGACATATTCTTATACTGATACTAGTGTTAAGAGCACTACAAAACCCTGCTGTGATAATAAAGGATTCGGAAAATGACTCAATGGATTGCTG